ACGCTAGAGACCTAGCAACTGCTAAGTTTAAAATTGATAAATTGCAACATCATGATTATGAATTTGTATCAGGAAACAATCAAGCTTATATAAGAGATAATGATAAAGTAATTCCAGTAAATGTCTATCTAGGAGTTGACTTAGCTTACGAATCAAGTGCTCATCATGATTTTCAAGTTATAATGGTAACAGCTGTAGATAGTGAAAAGAATTTTTATATATTAGATTATTACCATGAGCATCTTCCTTTGTACGAAATGCCTAAAAAAATATTTGAATATGCTAAAAAATATTCACCAGTTAGAAGAGTTAATGTTGAGCACGTTGGAGCTCAAGGAATTATAAAAGACGCTGTTAATAAAATGGGTGGATTTGATAGAAAGATGGCACCAGGGATTGCAAGAGGTGTCAGACCTCCTTCTGGAATTAAGAAAGAAGACAGATTGGAGTCTGGGTTATGTCCGATTGTTAATAGAGGAAAATTGTTCCATAGAAAAATACATCAAGAGATAGTAGATGAGATGTTTCACTTTCCAAAAGGAAAGAACGATGACTTGCTTGATGGTCTTTGGTATTCAATAATAAATGCAAGATCTCCTCTTAGTAAAAGCTTTAGTTCGGATAAATTTGAAGCTGAAAAATCAGATAAACGCAAAGAATCAAAGAAATCTATTATAAGAAGCTGGATTACTGGACAAAGAACTTAAAAGTACTTGACAAATAGTGCATATTGTGTTATATTATATATATAGATACCAAGGAGTCGCAAAATTAACTACGTAGAAACTTTTGCCGAGCATGAAGATGCTCAGGCTAACAGAGAATTATGGAGAAGATGGAGAGATGCCAGGGCTAACTGGGAAGTAGAATCTAGAGATGCCATTGATTTTGTATTAGGCAATCATTATTCTGCTGAAGAATCAGAAATGCTTCAATCAGTTGGTCAAGGTGATTTTATTATAGATAGAGTTTATGCTGCTGTAGATAAACTCAAGTCTTTGCTAACGTCTAGAAATCCTAAGTTCTCTGCTGTTGCAAGAGAGGACTCTGATTATAAGTTAGCTAATGTCTGGCGTACTATATTAGAGTACGTATGGGATATCTCTGATTGCAATACTCATTTTAAACAAGTAGTGCATGATTATTCTGTTGCAGGGATTGGTTATTTTTATGTTTATGTAGACCCAGAATCGGATTATGGAAGAGGTGATGTTAAAGTTACAGGCATAAATCCTTTTCGTGTTTATATAGACCCAGCTTCAAGAGATAGATATAATGCAGACTCTGCTTCTATGATACTATCTACTATTTTAACTAAGGAGCAACTCCTTGGATTATACCCACAACTTGAAGAAATAATAGATAACATAGATAGTTCCACAGATGAAGAAGATTATCCCTCCTCAAAAAAGAAAAACTCATCTTCTTCTTTTACGCCTGATGTGGTTAAAGATTATGATCGCGGTGGTTACCAGAAATACAGGATTTTGGAGAGGTTTGAAAAAATTAAAGTTCCTTATTATAGATTATTTAACAAGGAAACACAAGAAGAGAAGATAATAGATTTAGATTCATTTCAAAAGATTCTATCTGAAAACTCTCATTTGATAGAATCGGGACTGGTAGAAGCAGTTGAAGTTCTACAGACGCGCGTGCGACAAGTTGCTACTGTAGGGCAAATTCTATTATACGAGCAAGTGCTCAACACTGATGTGTATCCCATTGTGCCAGTCCCAAACATTTGGACTAATACTCCATACCCTAAATCAGATGTAAGTAAAGTAAAAGACTCTCAAAGATTAATTAATAAATTATTTTCTCTTACATTAAGTCATGCACAAGCCTCAGCTGGTCTAAAACTATTAGTTCCAGAAGGTAGTGTAGATGATGTAGGGCAGTTAGAAAGAGATTGGGCTAATCCAAATGCGGTTATTGAATATAATCCTGAGTTTGGTGAGCCACACTTTCCAGCACCTCAACCATTAGCATCAGAGTTCTATGGTTTAATTTCTAGAGTAGAGCACTACATAGATTTAAATTTTGGCATTTCAGAATTAATGCAAGGATTTAGGTCTGGGACTCCAGATACAGCTAGAGGAACTTATATGCTCCAGGAGATGGGAGAAACAAGAGGGCGTTCTAAGCTCAAAGATATAGAGGGAAGCCTTGATGTTCTTGGAAAAGTAGTATATAACTTTTGTAAGGGACATTACGGATTTAAAAAGACTTTTAGAATCGTGCAACCAAACAATGACATAACTGAATTTACCGTTAACAATAGAATGTATGACGATAAATCTAAAGAGTTAATGTCTATTGAGAATGATATTTCTCTTGGACAGCACGATATTAGAATAATATCAGGTTCAACGCTACCATCTAATAAGATGGCTGAGTACAATATGTATTTAGATGCTTATAAGTTGGGCTTGGTAGACGACGTCGAGGTTCTAAAGAAAACAGAAATCTATGACAAAGAAGGTGTCTTGCAACGGAAAGGTGCTATGAGTCAGATGAAAGGTTACATTGAACAGCTTGAAGAGCAGGTTAAGAAACTAAGTGGTGATTTGCAAACGTCAGAACGTGAAGCAGTAAATGCTAAAAAACAAACCATTACTCAGAAATTCAAGACTGGATTAGATTCAGTTCTTGGTGA